TTGCCGGGATGCATTGGTGGACGGTGTTGCTTTTGGCTTTTGGAACATGGATCATCTTGATGTGTTCCGCCTGACGGAGTTTGTTCCGTTATGGGATGAGGAGAACGGTTCTCTTCGGGCCGGAATCCGTTGGTGGCAGGTGGACGAACAAAAACCGCTCCGGGCTACGCTTTACGAGGAAGACGGCTATACAGATTATCTGTGGGATCTCAGTAAGGACGAGGGCGGCGGCGAAGTGCTCCATGCAAAGCGGGCATACAAGCAGATTGTGAAGAGCTCCCCGCTTGACGGTACCGTCATTATGGACGGTGAAAATTATCCCGCATTTCCGATTGTGCCAATGTGGGCAAACCCGCAACATCAGTCTGAGCTTGTTGGTATCCGGGAGCAGATTGATGCGTATGACCTCATCAAGAACGGGTTCCTGAATGATCTCGACACCGCACAGATTTATTGGATCATCCGCAACGCCGGGGGCATGGATGATGTCGATATGGCGAAGTTCCTTGACCGCCTGAGGATGCTCCATGCAGCGGATGTGGACGGTGATACGGATGTGCAGCCGCAGACGGTTGAAATCCCATACGCGGCCCGGGAAACCCTGCTGAACAGGCTTGAGCGTGACATGTACCGGGATTATATGGCCCTTAATGTGGACGACATACGCTCCGGTGCTGTTACCGCTACTCAGATCAAGGCCGCTTATGAGCCCATGAACATCAAAGCTGATCAGTATGAATACTGCGTGCGCAAGTTCCTGAAAGCCCTGCTGAGCGTTGCGGGAATGGCCTCTAAGCCGTCTTTCACGAGGTCTATGTTAATTAATACGGGCGAGGATGTAGAAACAGTTCTCGCGGCTTCTACGGCCCTTACAAGCGAATATGTGACCCGCAAGGTGCTGACGCTTCTTGGCGACGGCGATCAGGCTGACGAAATCCTTGAGCAGATGGAAGAGGAAGAGGTGGCCCGGGCAGGTGTCGGCGGAGAAGAAGCGGATGAGCTTGAGGATGATACCGACACAGAAGTTGATGACGAGCTTGACGAACTGGATTCATTAATTGACGGACTGGAGGATAAATACTAATGGCTTATGCGAGCAAATATTACGACCCGGTCAAGGCTCACGAATATTACATGAAGCACAGACAGCTTAAAGGGCGGCAGTCCCGCACATCAACGGCGGGGCTGAATGAGATGGGCAAGATTGCGGCAAAAGAAGTCAAGGAAGCTATTATGGCAGACCGCAAGAAGGCGTATGACAAGCTCAAGGAAGACATCAAAAAAGAGATTGAAGCCGTTCGGCGGGAGATGAAGCACTCCAAGAACAAGGCAAGGCTGAAAAAGAAGATTGCAGAAATCAGGGAGCGGAACAAGTCTGAGCGGGCGAAGATTAAAGAGGCGTATCAGGAGCAGTATCTTCAGGAGCTTGATAAGATTAAGCAGGATTCAAGTTTCCTGAAATACAAAAAGGGAAAGAAGAAGTGAGGGGGTGGCAGGTTATGACATTATTTGATTCTGCGGATATTGCCGCTGTTACTTTACGGGAACATGACCCGGGCGTTGGTGATGAGATAATCAGCCGCCACAACATGACCGCCGCGCATGTGGAGATCTTGGGGCAGTTCCTTGACCGTTTAGGGATGGATGCTGAGGAGCTTATGGATTTCTTTGACTGTTATATCGATGTCGTAAACTCGCAGACAGGGGGCGGGCCTTATGCCTGATATTGCTCACAGACAGACGGATGATATCATTGCGGCGTTGGAAAAGCGCATCGGCAAGGAGTACGGGCAAGCCGTGAAAGAAGTAGAGGGCAAGCTCAACGATTACCTGCGGCGTTTTGAACTCAAGGACAAGCGGTGGAAGGAATGGGTCGCTGACGGTAAACGGACTGAGGAAGAGTACAGGCGGTGGCGGAAGGGACAGATTGCGATGGGGGAACGGTGGGCCGACTTGCGGAACGACCTGTCCCGCGACCTGCACCGAACCAATGTGCTCGCCCGGGATATGGCAAACGCTGAAAAGCCCGGCGTATACGCGCTGAACCATGATTACATGACATACTCCATTGAACAGCAAGCGCATATCGATACATCGTATGTCCTGTATAGCCGCGACACAACCAACAGGATCATCGCGCAACAGCCGAAAATCCTGCCTGACCCGGGCCGTAACATGAAGGCCCGGATTGCCGCAGGAAAAGATATTGCATGGCAGGAAGGGCAGATTCAGTCCGTAACGCTACAGGCTATCATTCAGGGAGAAAGCATCCCGGCTATGGCTCAGCGTATCGCTCGCACTATGGGAGAAACCAATCACAATTCAACCCTGCGGTACTGCCGGACAGCTATCACGGGCGCAGAGAACGCCGGGAGAATCCATGCAATGGACAGGGCGACAGCTATGGGAATTCCACTGAAGAAATGTTGGATGGCGACACTGGACAGCCGCACCCGTGAGGCACACAGGTATCTTGACGGACAGACGGCGGACTACGACAAGCCGTTCCACAGCCTTCTCGGAAACATCATGTATCCGGGTGACCCTAATGCGGCGGCGGCGAATATTTGGAGCTGCCGTTGTACGCTCATAACGCAGGTTGAGGGATACGAAACGGATTCTACTGCATGGAGGCCTGACGAGTACAAGGACGAAGAGAGCTATGCGGCATGGAGAAAAGAAAAGGCCGTGTCCCGCCCGATAACGTATCAGGAGGATGTTGGCGCGGCTATCCGTCAGCAGTACATCAATGAATACAGGCGGAGGTGATATTATGGCTGAGTTTAGTTTCAGGCTCGACAAAGATAATACAGAGCTCATTCTCAGTGCTTGCAGGCAACAGCGGGCTCGGGCGTTTGAAATAATCGGGCAAAAGGCCGAAAGTAACGCGAAGGCTGAAATAACGGCAAAAAAGGCCATTGACACGGGGCGTTTGAGGAACAGCATCACGCATCAGGTGGATTCTTCGGCTTTCGTGAACAAGGTTATTGTCGGCACCAATGTCGAGTATGGAAAGTATGTCGAGCTCGGCACATACAAGATGACAGCAAGGCCATTTATAAAACCGTCAATCGAAGATCACATCAGTGAATACCAAAGTATCATTGAGAACGAGCTCAGGAAATAAAAAACAGCCCCGGGTCATCCCCGGGGCTTTATTGTCTTCTAAACGATAAACGGTGCGCCGTATTTCTTTTCGTGCTCCTGCATGTACCGGGTCAGGAACTCGACCTCGGAGCAAGGAGCGAGCTCTTCGTGAAGCTGTTCCCGGAGCTCATCGTCCATCAAACTCACTGCGGCGTTGTAGAGGCCACGGCGGATAATGTCGCTAGCTTCTTTCGGGGCTGTCGCTTCGTCTGCGGCCTCAAAGAGCCGAGCCATTTCTGCGGTTACTTCTGCGAGTTCGTCGTCGTCGAACCCGTACTCTGCCTGAAGCTGTTCTGCGTCTTCCGGGAGCCATCCTCCGGCGATCAGGCTTGCGGCTGTGGTGTTGATGTCTTTCATGTTGCCCTCCTTTAATCTGTCCATACAATGCGGTGATTCTTGCCGTCAAGCTCCTTCAGTCTGCGCTCAATGTCTGCGGCAGTGAGCAGGAGCTTGTCCTGCGTAACGTACTGATTCCCGTTGTTGTTGCCGAACTCGTCATCGTCAAACTCGTATTCAACAACAACGAACAGCCCGCCGTCGTTACGGCCCTCGATGCAGACAAATCCGTACTGCGTGTCAATGATGTCGCCCCGTCCGATTCTAGTGGTAATCATGTTTTCCTCCTTTGATAGCGCCCCGGTTGCCCGGGGCTTAGCTCGTGTTTTTATCTCATCAGCATATCTGCATCAAGCCCGATTCCCGTAACTTTGTTCACTTCGTTAACCTTCCGGGTCACGTTACGGCGGTATGTTCTCCACCCGGCCTCTGTACCCTTCATAAAGGCTTTCTTATATTCTGCGATTTCGTATTCCTTAACCTCAGCCGCCATTCTTTCGCTTGTGCCGTTCATGTACATTTCCATCTGTTTGCTAGTCATTTTTATTCTCCTTCCCTGCCCCTCGGCAGTACCCTCATCAACCTTACAAGTACATTATATAACATGATGTGTTAAATGTCAATAGCTAAATACAATAAAATGTTAAAATATTTTAAAGGGCCCGAGAAAAAATGCAGTGCGGCCCGCGAAACTGCCGCAACTGTAAGGAAAACGTACTCTTTTCAAGCATTGTGATATATGTTATAATACAGATAGAATAGCGGAATTAGGAGGAACTCTAATTTTGCAAAAAATGAATAATGGGAACCCGGTGTTCTGCGAGTGCGGAAAGTTGGTGGCAATCGAGCGCGATGGCGTTATATATGTCAAGTGCAAGAGATGCAACCGGCAAGTCCCGGTGTTCAGGGAGCCGAGAGCCCAAGAGGTCGAGAGCCATTAACTGATGCGACGAACTGCATCTGTTGATGGTTCTTTTTTTTATTGTCAAGGCGAAGAAACGCCCCGAAGAAAAGGAGACAAGAGATGGCACTTACAAGAAAAGCCCTGTCCGCAATGGGAATTGAAGCGGCACAGATTGACCAAATTATTGAAATGCACAGCGAGACCGTGAACGGTCTTAAGGAGCAAATCACAGCACTGGAGGCGGATGTGCAGAAGTACAAGCCCGATGCAGAGAAGCTCCCCGGAGTGCAAAAGGAACTGGACGAACTGAAGTCCTCTGTGGACAAGGACAAGGAGTCGAGTGCCACCGAATATCAGCAGTTAAAAGATGAGTACGACAAGTACAAGGCCGAACAGGAACAGAAAGAGACTCGGGCCGCAAAGGAGAAAGCATACACAGAGCTCCTCAAGGACATGAATGTGTCTGAGAAGGGCATTGCGCAGATTCTGAAGTGGCAGGGTGTTGACGGGATCGAGCTCGATGATGCGGGCAAGCTGAAGGATGCGAAGGCCGTGCGTGCGGCGGTTAAGGAAGATTGGAGCGATTACATCCAAACAACCGAAACCAAAGGCGCGGAAACCAACACTCCACCGGCGGCAAGCGGCGGAACAACCATGACAAAGAAGGAAATCATGGCTGTTAAGGATGCAAAGGCCCGGCAGAAGCTCATTTCCGAGAACATGGAGCTGTTTGGTCAAACAGAATAAGGAGAAAAGATATGGCGAAAGAGAATCTGACCAAATCTGCAAATATTGACATTACTGCCCGTGAGGTAGACTTTGTATCCCGTTTCACTTCCAACTGGCAGGATCTGCGCGACCTGATGGGTATCTCCCGTCTTGTGCCGAAGGCTCCGGGAACCATGCTGAAGAGCAAATATGCCGTTGTCACTCTTAAGAGCGGCGCTGTTGGAGAGGGCGAGTCCATCCCGTATTCTCAGGCTGAGGTCAAGGAAAAGGATTACGCAACCATCACTATCAACAAGTGGAAGAAGGCCGTATCCATCGAAGCTATCGCTGACCACGGTTATGATGCGGCGGTGCAGTTAACCGATGATCAATTCCTGTACGAGCTTCAGGGTGAGGTCATGGATGCCTATACCGCATACATCCAAACCGGGCGTCTGATTGACGCACAGGCGACCTTCCAAGCGGCACTTGCCATGGCGCAAGGCCGTGTCCGGGATAAGTGGAAAAAGATGAAAAAGGGCATCACAGAGATTGTCGGATGGTGCAATATCCTTGATGCTTACAAGTATCTTGGTAACGCGAACATCACCATCCAGTCTGAGTTTGGCATGAACTATATCGAGAATTTCCTTGGATATTCCCGCCTGTTCCTGAGTTCCGACATCCCGGCGAACAAGGTCATTGCAACCCCGGTTGAGAACCTGATCGTCTACTATGTGAACCCGGCTGAAAGTGACTATGCGAAGGCAGGTCTGAACTTCACCGTTGACGGCGAGACCCCGCTGATTGGCTTTCACGTTGAGGGCAACTACGACACCGTGGTATCTGAATCCACTGCAATCATGGGCATGGTGCTGTTCGCTGAGTATCTTGACGGCATTGCTGTTATTGATATCGGTACTGCCACCTTTGCGGCGGTTCAGACCACCACCGGGAAGAACCCGGCGAAAGAGGGTTGGTTCGAAGCTGACACGGCAGGTAACTACATCCTGACCGATGACACGACCCCGGCAACCGGGAAGACCTACTACACTAGATCGGTGAGCAATGCGGGAGCATAAATATATGTATAAAACCATCGTCTATTTTGAAGATTTACAAGACGGCGGAAGACCGTACAACCCGGGGGACATCTTCCCCCGGGAAGGTCTTTCCGTATCCCCGGAG